AAAGGTTGTCCATTTTCATTTAAATGTATATCTAATATTCTAGTGCCATCATAAATATAGGCACCATACTTGTTAAACCAAGATACAAACCCTTCTGCTTCTATAACATGATATTCTTTTTCACATCCTTTATATTCAAAAGTTGCTTCTAAAAACTCAATACCTCTCGATACATTAATAATAAATAAATTTTGTTTTTTAAACTGTAATAACTTATTACCTGTAGTAGATAAATTTACAATGCTATCACCATCTTCTACTTCTACATCAATAAAACTTTCTTCTTCAAAGAAATCAAACTGACCTGGTTTAGATTTTAAAACTCTATCCGACTTAGTAACTAATTCATTTTTATCATTATAATATTGTACATTACCAACATAAACTCTTCTATTTAATACTGTAGATGTTTTAAATCCTGTGTTAGCTCTACCTATAACTGTAGGTTCATCTATAATATAAGGTTCTACTGTAGATAAACTGAATATATCTTCTCCTACTCCATAAGTATTAGAATTAGCTGAATAAAACGTAGGAGGGTATACCCACTGTAATTGAGATGTTTCTGCTGGTGAATGGTCTGGTACCATAGGTTTATATGACTCAGCACCTGCTAAACGTACACCTTTTTCAAAATCTACTTCACAAAATAAATACCTAGAACCTACAGAACCCTCGTCAATAACAGTATTAGTACTATCTGCTTCGATATAATCATCTATAATTCCCCAATATATTTTAAAACCTGCATAATTTTTAGCTGTATTGCCTTGTCTTCCTACTAAAGCAAAATGTAATATTTGTTTTTTTCCATCATTACCAGAGCTGTTTTGAGGAGCAACTCCAATAAATGCTGCAGATGATTCTTGTGTAACACCATTAAAGTCTTTATATATCTTAGAACAGAAAAAACCATAACGTTTATTGCTATCAATCAATATTTCTGATTTAACATCTTCATTAGAATTATTTTTAAAATAAGGTATAAATGCCATAGAACCTTCTTTAACACCATCTGAGCCAGCATTAGTATATAAATCAGATAGACCTGTATAAGTATCCCAGTCATCAAGTATTTCTTCTAAGTCGTTAAAACTAATATTATACCTATTATTATTAGTAATATTTAAAAGCTTTACATTACTAGGTATAAAAACTTCAGAACCTTGCGATGGATGAAAATGTGGTTCTCCGTCATTTTCTGTGTGACTATATAATGTATTCACATCATAACTATAGCCTTGCCTACTTCTTAATGGTGCTATATATAAATCAGTTGCATAATAATTTCCAGATTCATCATGTGCTATAGAATTAGCACCATAAGCCATTCTTCTTTGAAACTTATAATAACTAAATAACTTAGGTGTATTTCCAGCATTGCCATAGTGTGGAACAACTCTTACCCCTCCATCAATATTATACATTTCTAACCTAGAAGACGTATTACCATAGTCAATAGTATTTGATTCTAAATCATTATTTGTAACATCTAGTATCTCTACTTCTGAATTAGTTGTATCATTAATAAATAAGTATTCTGTTTCGTTAATAGCAGTAGGACTACCTAAATTTCTATCAAAATTAGTATGCAGCAATCCGTTCCCATGATTTAATGCAGTAATACTATTAATACCAGCGTCAGTACTAACAACATCTTGATTACCAATCATTTTTAATTTACCAGGAACCTCATTTGTAACGTTATTTAATATCTGAAATTCATTATCAGCTAAATCTCTTGGCGTAGTATTGTTATTAACTCCTCCACTAAAATTACTTACGTTTATAGCTTTTTTTGGCATTTTTCTTCTTCTTTTTCTTTTTAAGGTTATACATTCTGCGTGTATTGTTAGCAGATGTGCCTTTCATTTTACTTGGTGCCATCTATCAACTCTCCCCACACTGTTGTTTTTCCGTCTGTTATTTCAACGACTTCAACTTTAAATTCTCCATTATCAAACCAATCTACAATAGCAAAAGCGTGACCCCAATTATGTAGCCTACCTTTTAACCATCTATTGTTTTCATGGTCCATCTTTTTTAGACAACCCATTGCCCAAGCACCAATGTTTCCATTTAGCTTGGTCAATGTGTGTCTTTGTATATCGTGAGTATGTCCATACATTACATTCTCACCATATGTTTCCAAGTGTTTCTTTGCATGGTATGTTGTAGCAAAGGCACCATGGAAGAACGCTAACTTACCTATTTCTATAGGAAGGTTGTGTTCTTTGTATTTGTATCCTCTCTCTTTGATTCTACATTTTTTTTCAAAAGTGTAATCATTGAGATAAGGATACTTATTAGCAAAATTATCCAACCAGAGGTCGTGGTTACCTTGGAGTAAATACTTTTCTTTACATCCCACTTCTTTAAGTACTTTATCCCACTCATCTAATCCTTCATTTACTAATCTTATATCTTCTTCTACTAATGGAAGCTGAAACTCTAAAGGTGGTAATTTCTTGTCCTTATATCGCCAAGCTGATACCGATTCCCATTCTCCAACATCCCCAAGGTTTACAAACACCTTTGGTTTTATTTTCAATATTGCTTTTTTAACACATTCTACTGCAGCTCTATCTTCTAATGGATAATGCTGGTCTGGTATTACAATACCACGTTTTTTAAGTTTCAATGAAACCTCCTATTTTAATGCTTTTTTAATTTCTGCAAATAGCTTGTCGTCTAATTTATTTGAAGACTTAGATACTAAGTGTTCTCCTAAGTGTAGTACAATAGCTTTAAGTACTTTTTCAGTACCTAGTTTTGCAAGTAACTTACCTAAAATTGGTCCCATTATTTTACCTCACAATCTTTTTCACAAGCTTCTAGGCCTTTCATATATCCCTGATGCTCGATTATCATTTGTTTAACTTCTGCTAATCTTTCATTAGCACTTTGTAATTCCTGTACAAGAGTGTTATGCTGGTCAACTAAAGTTTCCATTTTAGTTTCAGCTTCTTGTCTTAGGTCTACTTTTTTTTCTTTTGCCATTTTACTGGTCTCCTTGTTTTATTATCTATAAGCTTTTGTTTTCTTGGCTACCTTTTTAGGTTGCTTAGAATGTTGCTTTCCTTTTTTAGTATCTTTTCTTTTTTTGCGTGTAGTTGCTGCGTACTCTTTATCACTTAATGCTTTTATTGCAGCATCAGGTAAATAACGTTCACCAGTTTCTGATGATTTTTTACCAGATTTTGTACGCCACTTTTGCTTAGTCCACTTTTTTAAACTCTGTTGTGACTTAGCTAATGCCATTACTTATAACCCCCACCTGCTGCTTTATATCGTTTAGCAAGCATCTGTGCTTTACGAGCAGACCATTGCCCAGGTCTTCCTCCTTTGCTACCAGCTTTAATTACTTGAAACAATCGTTTACGCATTGATGGTTTAGTGTAGTTACCAGCTTGATTTACTCTTGATTTAGCTTTCTTTGGCATTATTTGCTCAAAGGTTTTGCGTATCGTTTACCTTTCATTTTTTTACGAAGGTCTTTTCTTTTTTCTGCTGCACGACGTTCTGTCTGTTGTTTTAAAATAGCATTTCCTAGTGTAGAATCTGCAGATAAATTTCTATCAAGAGGTCCATCCATCATATTATCTGTACTATTTTGTCCCTTACCTCTTTCTGTTTGCTCATAATTGTCAGTACTATTCTTTCTCTTTGGTGGTCTACCAACTTGACTACCGTATGTTCCTTTACCTTGTGGCATAATGCCCTCCTTTTACCATTTTACTTTATTTGCCCAATATGCTGCAGACATTTTGCCTCTAGCTATATTTTTAGCGTGTCTTGCTTTAAAACTTCGTCTACGTGCCTTGCCAGCTGCTGTTTTAGGAGCTTTACCAGCACCACTAACGCCTTGTTGACCAAAACGTATAGTCTTGACTTGTGTTCCTACTTTAGCTACTACTACGTGCGATTTAGTAGGATGACCAGGTGTGCGTTTAGGTTTGTTATAACCTGATACACCAACTCTAGTAAGTCTTGAATCTTTTTTTCTAGCCATTATTTTCTCTTTTTCTTTACAATAGTTTTTACTTTACCATTTTTAGTTCTAGCATATTTATGTGTAGCAGTTTCACGTATCAACGTTCCTGAGTGACGTTTACCTTTCCACATCCAAGTTACAGTTCTAGCCATTATTTACCAACTTTCTTCATTGCTAAATTATGTGACTCGCCAAATGTTTTACCTTTTCTTATAGCTTTTACCATAACGTCTATATGACTAGTGGTATGATGCTTTGAATGTCTTTTCATTGCTTGCATTTGTCTTTTAGTCAAACCATTTAAACTGATGTTTTTAATTTTCAACCTTGTCCTCTGCTTCGTTTCTTGTAATACTTTTTACTAGTTTTAGTTCCATATTTAGTATTGTTTGACATTCCTTGACGTGTTTTCTTTTTTCCATTGCTTTTTTTTTGTTGCTTTAGTCCAAATACTTTACGCATGATGTCAAATATAAAACTTATTTTATTTGTTTCCTAATCTTATTAAATATTTCTTCTTCATCAAATCTCATGCTAATACCAGGTTCGTATCTCATAACCTCTTTACCTTCTTTCAAGATAATAATTGTAGGCACAACTTTAACTTTCCATTCTTTTTGAATTACAGCACCAATAGTTTTATTACTTAAATCTATTTCTGCTATATAACAAAGCTTAGACAATCTTTCTATCTTTACTCTATTTTTGTAATTCCAAGATGCATTAACTTGCACTACTGCACATTCTTGTACATTAAGTGCTTGTATTTCTTGAAAACTTGTTAAATTAATTGACTGTGAGTGCAATGACGATTGCAACGCAACAAGCCCAAAGAATCCAAAAAATAAATTGTAATATTTTTTCATCATAATGTTTCCTCATTTGTTATTCATATCTATTAGTGTTTCAGTAATAGCTCTTGTATCTTGTTTAATATCGTCTACTTTTTCTTCAAGTTTTTCAACCTTGTTTTCAGTATTCATAATACTATCACGAATCATTTGGTCTTTCAAGTCATATTCCATTCGTGATACTTCTGGCTCTGGTAATAGTTTAGCCTCTTCAATATCTCCTTGAAGAGTAAACCACATACCAATAATCATACCAATAGATACAACTACGCTTATTGCTGTTTCTATACTAAGACTAAACTTAGTGTCTTTACTTACTTCCATTGTTATCCCCTATAATATGCCTAATAAAACTGCTGCTAATAAACCAATGCCAGTCATACGTGCAATGTTTTGCTCATTCCTACGTACTCTACCATTTTGCTCTTTAACTAATTGCTTTATCTCTTTTATATCATGATAAATATCAATTACTTGAGCTTCTATAACAGCAACTCTTTCAGCCATTTGTTCTCTATATTCACTTACTTTCATAATTTATCCTACGGGTCCAAACCTCCACCACTGTTATCAAAATTAA